AGCCATTTCTTCGCCGAGAACATGGTCGAGCGCGCCTTGATGCAGCCTGGATTCCGGGGAGTCTGCGTGCGCGAGGTGATGAAAGACCTCTCGGAGAGCGCGAAGCTGCTCATCGAGGACAAGATTTCTTCGCTCGGTGTCTCCGCCGCGTTCGACTGCCAGAAGTCGCTGATTCGGACGCCGGGTGATGGCATCATCATTTTTCGAGGTATGCGAGACTTCAATGCTGAGAGCATCAAGTCGCTCGAGGGATTCGATGTCGCGTGGATTGAGGAAGCACAGACGCTCTCGGCAAGATCACTGTCGCTCTTGAGGCCGACGATTCGCAAGCCGGGAAGCCAGATTTGGGCCTCATGGAACCCGACTCGAAAGACGGACGCCGTGGACGAATTCTTTCGCGTCGCTGCGGATGATCCAAGCGTGGCGCTGGTGACTGCGAATTGGCGGGACAATCCGTGGTTTCCTGACGAGTTGGAGAAGGAGAGGCTGCGCGATTTGCAGCTTTTCCCCGACCAATACGAGCACGTGTGGGAGGGTGGATATGTGACGGCCGTGAATGGTGCCTACTACGCAGCATCGCTCGCGAAGGCAAAGACGGAAGGGCGCATTGGTCGCGTGGCAGCCGATCCATTGCTGCCCGTGCGCGCGTATTTCGACATCGGCGGGACTGGCGCAAAGGCCGATGCATGCGCGATCTGGATCGTGCAATTTGTAGGGCTGGAAATTCGCTGGCTCGATTATTACGAGGCGGTCGGCCAGCCTCTCGCGGAGCATCTCGCCTGGCTGCGTGAGTCTGGATACGCGAAGGCGCTCTGCGTGCTTCCGCATGACGGGGCGGCAAATGACAAAGTTTACAGCGTCTCTTACGAAAGCGCGATCAAGGGCGCGGGATTTAATGTGAAGGTCGTTCCGAATCTCGGCTCTGGCGCGGCCTCAAAGCGAATCGAGAGACTACGGAAGCTGTTCCCGCAATGCTGGTTCAACGAGACGCCCACGGAGGCGGGAAGGCTGGCGCTCGGCTGGTATCACGAAAAGCGAGACGAGAACCGAAGCATTGGACTCGGGCCATGCCATGACTGGTCGAGCCATGCTGCGGACGCCGCTGGCCTGGTCGCCGTGGATTACGAGCCTCCGCGCAAGACGCCAAATCGCCGGAATGTCGTCGTTTTGAGCGGCATGTCGGGGGTCTAGTAAAAACACTTGCTCACGCGGAAGATTCTTGGTATTCGCATCGAAAATCATGGCCTCACCATCGCTCGATCTTTCCGGAATCGACGCCTTGATTGCGTCGTATTCGTCGATGATCGACACGATGACAGCCAAGGCCGCGAAGGATACTCGACGGGCCAATCGCGCCAATCGCATCGAGCGCCGCAATAACCGAATCTTCCAAAAGTCTCTTCTCGATGAGATCGCGGCTGCCGGCGATCCCGGCACAGCAACGCCTGCCGCGCCGACGCGCTCGAATGCCGATGTGCAGCGCGCCGCCTTGCAGGCTCGCATGGACTCCGGCCGGCGCTTCGGATTGAAGCGCTCAATCATTGCCGGCGAGACAGGCGCATCTTCCGCACTGTCTCCCTTTCCTCAAAAACGCTCACTCATTTCCGCCGTCGCAGCGTGAACGCACAAACGAACAAGCCTGAACTGGCGCAAAAGATCATTCGACGCCACGAGGCGAACATTTCCGCGCGCACGTCGTGGGAGGGATTCTGGCAGGACTGCGCGAACTACGTAATGCCGCGCAAGGCATTCGTCACGACGAAGACGGACACGCCGAGCGTCGCGACACAGGCGCAGCTTTTCGACACGACGGCTATCCAAGCAAACCAGATTTACGCATCGGGCACACTCGCCTGGATGACGCCCGCGGACTCGCGATGGTTCGCATTCGACGCGCCGGCTTCCCTCAAGGGAAACGATGCCGTGAAGCAGTGGTTCGCCGCATGCACGGAGATCGCGCAGTTCGAGCTTTCCCGCTCAAATTTCTACTCGGAAATCCATGAGGCGTATCTCAACGAGGGCGCGTTCGGGACGAATCTCATTTTCTGCGAGGAGGGGCAGCGGACGGCACTGACGTTCTCGAATTTCGACATCGGGACGTTCTCCATAGCCGAGGACGACGAGGGGAACATTTACTGGATGGATCGCTGCTTCCGCATGTCGCCGGAGCAGCTCAAGCGAAAATTCGGAGAGGAAGCACTCAGTGAGAAGACCCGCAAACGTCTGGAGGATGATAAGTCGCGCGACACCGTGGATGTCGAGGTGCTGCATGCGATTTATCGCCGAGATGCGGGCGACTACGATGCCACAAAAAACGACGGCGAGAATAAGCCCTGGGCCTCGTGCTACATCGAGAAGGGCGAGAAACATCTGATTCTTGAAGGCGGCTTCAATGAGCAGCCGGCTTTTGCGCATCGATTCCTGCGCTGGGGTGCGACTCCATGGGGATGGTCGCCGTCGTGGATGGCGCTTCCCGAGGCTAGACAGCTCAATTTCCTCGAGAAGTCGCAGGACGCACTGGCGGAGAAACTCGCATTCCCGCCGATTCTGCTTCCCGATGATTTCGAGGGGCAGGTGGACCTTCGCGCCGCCGGGAAGACCTTTGCGGACTTGAGCGATGGCAAGGTTCCTCGGGAGTGGAATACGGCAGGAAGCTATCCCGTGGGCAAGGACCGCGCGGAGTGGAAGCGCGAGGCGATTCGCCGCGCCTACTTCGTGGATATGTTCCAGATGTTCGCGCAGCTCGAGAAGCAAATGACCGCACGCGAGGTGGCAGAGCGCGCGAGCGAGAAGCTGGTTCAGTTCTCACCGACCTTTGCGCGCAAGACGACGGAGCTTTTCAATCCGCTCCTTCAGCGCATCTGGGGCGTGTGCATCCGCGCCGGCCTTTTCCCGCCTCCACCCGAGGAACTCATCCAGCAGAATATCGCGGGCGAGCTTTATCTGCCTGAGCCACAGATCACGTATTCCAGTAAGATCGCGCTCGCCATTAAGGGGCTGGAGAATGTTTCGTTTTACCGCCTGCTCGACGCGGTGATGCCGGTCATGCAGGTCTCGCCGGAGTTCGCGCAGGAATTTACGGACCATATCAATGTCCCCGAGGCCGTCCGCGACATCGCGCGCAACGATGGTTTCCCGAGCCGCTGGATTCGCCCCATGGAGGAGGTGATGCAGCGCCAGCAGCAGCGAGCTCAGGCGCAAGCCGAGATGATGCGAATCCAGCAAGTGCAGGCTCAGGCTCAAATGATCCAGGCGGCCGGCTCCGTGAAGGAGGATAGCGTCGTCGGCAAGCAGGCCATGGCGAACGCCGCGTGATTTATGAATACCCCCGAGTTTGTCCCGACCGAAGACGATCTCAACCGCGCCCGTGAGAAGCAGCGAAAGGTGAATCTCTATCACCGCGTTTTCGGGACGAAGGATGGGAAGGCCGTTCTGGCCGACATTGCAGAGCATTTCCAGACGCGAAAACCGGCATTCCTTCGCGGAATAGGTGGAACCTTTTGTCCTCATGCCGCGGCATTGCGCGACGGGAATCGCGAGGTCGAGCTGTATATCCAGCATTGGCTCTCACATGCGGCGGGCGGCGATGCGAATGTCGAGAAGTCGCTCGTCGAAGTTCCACGTAACCCACAAAAACCACACCATGAAAATCGAACTCATCGGCGACGCCATCGTGAAGGATGGCGAGCAAATCGGAACCTACAACGCGTCTGCAAATACCGCGACATTCCCAGGGCGTATCAGCCCCGCGCTTTTCGCGCCAATCAAGGAAGCACTTGGAGGCGTAAAGCCCGAGTATGTCTTCAATGATGGGATTCCAACGAGACCAGAGATTCCGCAGTCGAGCATGGTGTCGGAGGAGAACTCCGAACGGGGAGAGGAGCGACTTCCTCATGAAACACTCGTTGCGGAACCCGAGCCTACGCTCGATCCGAAGTTCGGCGATAAGACGCCGGCTTTTGTGATCTGGCTCTGCCGCACAAATCCAGCCGAGGCCGTGCGTCGCTATCGCGACCGCGTGATGCGAGATCCCGATGTCGTCGCCGCTCTCGACGAGGCGGCCAAGGCTGTTTCCAGCAAGTAACCATCAACCAAAAACCACAGACCCTTGAAAGGATAATCTGCCATGCTCACACACACCCTGAATCACACCACGCGTCATCCCATGCTCTTCCTCGAAGGTGAGGGAGGAGAAGGCGGCGGAGGAAGCGCGTCTCTCCTCGCAAACATCCCGGAAGGTGGAGGCGAGGGTGGAGGAGGCTCCACACAGCAGCAGCAGCAGGTCGGCTTCACCGAGCGCCCGGAATGGCTCCCTGAAAAGTTCTGGGTGGATGGCAAGCCGGCATTCGACCAGCTCGCGACATCTTACAAGGGCCTCGAGCAGCTCCTCGGTAAAAAGGCGAATGCCATCGTCATCCCTGGCGAAGGCTCGAAGCCCGAGGAGATCGCGGCTTTCCGCAAGGCGCTGGGTGTTCCTGAGAAGCCGGACGGCTACCAGCTCAAGCCCGAGCAGCTACCCGATGGCGTGCAGGTGCGTGAGGAGAATCTCGCGAAGTTCGCCGCCATCGCCCATGAGCACAACGTCACGCCGGCCGCCATGAAACAGATCATCGGAGCTATGGTCGAGATTCAGGCCGCGGATGCCAAGTCTGCGGAGGACGCCGCGCAGGCGGAAGGCGCGCAGGCTGTCGAGACACTCAAGAACGAGCTTTGGAAAGGGCAGGACTTCGTGGCGAATCTCAAGCTCGCCGAACGCGCGGCTCGGACGTTTGGCATCGATCCCAAGTCTCCCGGCCTCTCCGATCCCTACGTCGTCGCGGGTCTAGTAAAAGCCGCGAAGCAAATCAGCGAGGGCAAGCTCGTGAAGGGCGAGGATGTCTCCGGCCTCATGGATGGACCGGCGCGCGCCAAGAGCATCCGCACGAATCCGAGCGATCCGCTTTACCAGAAGTATCAGGAAGGCGATGCCGACACCGTGGCGCTCGCTCGCAGCCTGGACGCGCAGGCGTAGCGCAATCAGTCGCCGATCTCTTACGCCCCGCCCGCAGAAATGTGCGGCGGGGCTTTCTTTTTCCATTGACGGGCGTTCATGTTTTTACTAGACCCGTTTTCAGACAGTGGCAGACAACTCCTTGGTGAGCCTGCTCACGGCCAATCCCAAAGGCTGACGACCCGCGAGCGCGGATAATCAGCAGGCCGAGGGCAAATCCCAAACTCACCACATTTCAAAAGGAGGGGCCACAATGCCCGGAGCAATCACTCAGATCCCGGAGTTCTTTCCGCGCGAGTATTCCCAGAACTGGGATCACCTCGTGCAGCAGAGGATGTCCAAGCTCAAAGACCGCGTGACGATGAAAACCGTCACCGGAAAGGAGCGCACGTTCAACCAACTCGACAGCGTGGACATGATCGACAAAGTCGGTCGCGCGGCTGTCACTCAGGCACAGGATGCCGCCATGGCAATGCGCTGGCTGCGCATGAAGCCGAAGGAGATCACGCACCTTCTCGACGAGAAGGATGCCGATTACCTCGGCCAGATCGCGCTGCCGCAAAGCGAAGTCATGCAAGCGCAGCTCATGGCGTATTTCCGCAAGATCGATGACGTGATCATCGATGCCATCGGTGGCACAGCCTACAGCGGCGAAGACGGCGCGACTGCGAACACCCTCTCGGGCAATCAGCTCGTGGCGGTGGATTACAAGGGCCCGGGCGTCGCCGCGGCCAACGTCGGACTAAACCTCGCCAAGATCATCACGGCGAAGTCCGTGCTCGGCGTGAACGAAGTGGATGACGATGAGCAATTCATCTTCCTCTACTCGCAGCAGCAGCTCGATGACCTGCTCTTCGCGGTCAATCAGGTGTCCTCAGCGGACTACAACAACGTCAAGACCCTCGTGGAGGGCGGCAAGAACTTCTACTTCATGGGCTTCCAGTTCGTGAAGACGCAGCGCCTGCCTCTCGACACGGGCACGGACATCCGCACCTGCTACGCCTACGTAAAGTCGGCGATCAAGTTCGCGGAAAACGCGCGCAAGACGCACGTGGACATCCGCGCCGACCTCTCGCACGCCATCCAGATCCGCAGCGTCGCCGACATGGGCGCGGTGCGTATGGAGGAGAAGAAGGTCGTCGCCATCGCCTGCGACCAGTCGCCGTAGCCGAAATCCTGAACCCGGAAACTTCAACCAAGGAGAAACATCATGGCTACTGTTAAAACCGACACCTATACGTCACAGAGCGCCGCGAGCGTCCGCAACAGCCTAATCCCAGGCAAGACGATCACTGGCGAAGTGCTCTACGCCACGGCCACCTACACCGCGACCGGCTCCGAAGCAGCCGACGACGTGGTGCAGGTCGTCCAGCTCCCAGTGGGCGCACAGGTCATTCCCGACCTGTGCAAGCTCACCACGGACGGCGTGGGAGGCACCACGGCCACCGTGGCGAAGCTGGGCGATGCCAGCGATGACGACCGCTATTCGGCGACCGCCATTGGCATCACCAGCGCGGCCACGAATACGGCCTTCACCGCCACGAACGCCATTGCGCTCACGCCCTTCACGATCACTGAGGCCACGAAGGTGGTGACCGCGACGCTGGGCCTCGCATCCGGCAGCTTCACGGCTGGAAAGAAGGTGCGCTTCCGCATCGCCTACCGCGCATCGTAAGCAGCGATTCCCGCAAGGAGGAGGATGCGCCTGGCCGCCACGTGGGCGGCGGCCAGGCGCTCCGACTCAGGAAAGTTTTTTGAGAGAACACGCCCACGTTTGCGCGAATGAGCTTCACCAGCGAACAATCCACCGTCACCTACGCAG